GCGCTGGGTTGCCGATGCCCAGCGGACAGAAGGAGCGGCGCGCGCCGCTCCTCCCGTTTCGCCTCAGTCTCCGTCGCGTGGGTTCTTCGACACATCCACCACCCGGCTCTCTTCAGGGATGAACAGCTGCGGCTCCAACTCCTTGAAGCCGTTGCGCCCACCCTCATCGTTGCGGAAGATGAGGAAGCGCGCGAATTGCGAAGGCCGGCAGATCACCGTCACCTTCCCTCCGTCCACACACGAAGAGAAGTGCCCTGACGGAACGCTCGTGCCGAAGGCGCGCATGAATGCTCGCCGCGCCTCGCTGCTCATCGCTGCTGGGTCGATCTTGAATCTCACTCTGTCTCGGCTCATCGCCATTGTCTCTCTCCTTCGGCTGGCTCATCAGCACCGGCTTGCCGTTGGCCGATGGACGGAGAGGAGCGGCTGGCCGCTCCTCCCGTTTCGCCTCAGCGGAGAAGGCCGCGCGCCTCGCGGTGGAGGAAGCCGATGGCTTCGCTCACGATGATCAGCTGCGCGCGCATCCCCTGATATTCCATCTCCAGTGCGTCCTGCTCGCCGCACCACATCGCATTGCGGCGACGCTGCTCGCTCTCGGAGGGATGCTCATAGGCGTAGATTGCGGACAGCAGCCGCTGGCGCTCGCGCGACAGCGAAGGGAGAGAGACGCGCGGCGGAAGCCGGTGGCGCTCGATCATGCTCCGCGCTAGGGTGTGGATGAAGGAGCGCGCGTGCTTGCGGTCCTTCATGTCGCTCAGCGCGATGCTCGCCTCACCGAGAAGGTTGCGGAGGCGCGCGGCAAAGTCAGCGCGCTCACGCCGCACCATCAGCACATACTCGCGCCCAGCGTCGCGCTTCTCCTGCTTGGTGAGCGGAGGCTGGTTGTAGGAATTGAAGGCGTCATAGACGCGCCAGAGGTTGGGAGTGTGCTCGATGATCTCACTCATGTCAGTCTCCATCAGGTTTTGGCAGGCTCATCAGCACCGGCTCGCCAAGGCCGGTGGACGGAGAGAAGCGGCACGCGCCGCTCCTCCCGTTTCGCCTTCACCAGAAGGAAACGCGCAGGATCACGCGCCCACTCTTCTCCAACTTCGCCTTCTCCTCCTCCACCTTCGGATCACTCTCGCTCGCGACACCGAAGTCAATGGAGCCAGTGCTCATCGCGCCCTTCCAGAGCGCATACCAGATCACGCAGCGCATCACGCATCCCTCATGCTCAGATACTCAGCGCGCGCCTCCAGCCTCTCGCCTGCGTGCTCGCGCACGACCTGCTTGTTGGCGATGGCGCGCGCATCCTCCAGCGAAGCACCCCACTTCTCCGTCGCCTCCTCCGACAGCACCCAGGCGAGCGCGGTGTTGCCGGCGCAGCCGTGGATGCCGGAGGCGATGCGGAGGAGGTTGGCTGCGCTCGCCTTGTGGCCGTTCTTCGCGAGGCGCCGCGCCTCCGTGGTCATCGCGTTCACCACCCATAGCATGTCGCCATAGGACATCGTCAGCGCAACCTGGCGCTCATTTGTCGTGCTCATCAGTCTCGCTCCTTCAGATCATCGGCAGGCTCATCAGCACCGGCTTGCCGTTGGCCGGTGGACGAAGGGAGGAGCGGCGCGCGCTCCTCCTCCGTTTCGCCTTTACCTCTTTGGCAGCGACATCGTCAGCTGGACCTTCTCTCCATGCGCTCGCCCGGCTTCCGCCGCTGCCGAGTAGCGGTTGACGGTCACCGTCTTGCGCGGCTTGTTCAGCGTGACGTGCTCATTCATCCAGGACTGGGCAGCATCCAGCTTCTTCTGGTAGATGCTTGCCACCACGAGCGCGCGCCCATCGCTCTCCGCTGTCTCGCCGCGCTCTGCTGCCTGACGCAGAGCCTTGCAGCGCCAGTAGATCGTCTTGGCGGCAGCACTCGCGAAATCAAGCCGCGCCTTCGCAGGCGTCGTGGCCACTTGCTGCCTGCTTGCGAGGAGCGCGCCCTGCCAGACACTCGTCAGGACCATATTCGCGACCGCATGCGCAATCTCCGCATCTGCCTTCGTGCCAACGAAGGTGATGATCACAGTCTGGCTCGGCATCTTCTTTGACCAGTAGAATTTGCAGAAATACAACTCAGCAATCGCAGACGCGATCCAGCGCGACCAGGGCTGCGCAGTGAACTTGTAGCTGACGGTGTTCGCCGCAATCTCCTCCTCAACCTCCTCCTGCCCGGCCACATCGCTCATCGCGAGGTTGTGCTCAAGCAGCATCGCGTGCGCCTTCGCCAGCGCCGCTTCGCGCTCATGCTCGCTGCTGTTGTTGGATGCGAGCGCGAGCAGCTTGCGGATGCGCTCGATGATCTTTTCCATCAGTCTCTCCTCAGGTTGTGGCAGGCTCATCAGTGCCGGTTGCCAATCCGACAGACGAAGAGCGCGGCACCGTCGCACCGCGCTCCCGTTTCGCCTTCATCGCAGAGGATCAGGCAGCGCGCGCCTTGGAGGAGCGCGCGCGCGGCTTCGTGGTGGTCACGTTGCCGTGCTCCATGTCCCACCACAGATCACGATAGCGGCCACCCTTCGCGATGAAATCCTCATAGGAGATGCCCGGATGCCGGAGGATGATCGCCATGGACTTGTGCCCATGGGTTCCCTTGCGGCGCGGATTGTCGCTGGTCGCGGGATAGAGCGGCTTGCCGGCGACGGTGGCGGCAGCGGTCAGGCTCTCGGTGTTCTTGGCCATTGTAGTCTCTCCTTCATGTTGTCGGCAGGCTCATCAGCACCGGCTTGCCGTTGGCCGGTGGACGAAAGGAGCGATTGCAGCCGCTCCTCCGTTTCGCCTTAGCGCTTTACTGGATTGGAGGGAACATGCTCAAAAGACGGATGGATCATGCTGTTGAACGAAGTCCAGCACAACCACCGTCCACGAGTGCGCATCTTGATCTCCTCCTCCGTTTCTCCTTCACCACCACTCGATGCGGAAGCCAGTCACCGCGCGCCGCGCAATCGGGCAGGCGGTGTTGCTGAAGAAGGTCTGTGCCCACTGGCAGGCGCGCTCATGCGTCGCGCTTCCGTCCAGGCCAGTGGCAGGCTCGCGGCAATAGTCCTTGCCATCAGCCGTCATGTAGATGATCTGCGGTCGCTCGCTCTCGTGGCGGATGCGGTCACGATAGATCGGCTGGGTGTGATCGGTCAGCATCTCTCTTCCTCCTCTCTCAGACAGCGATCTGCCAGTTGGCAACAACGCCGCCCATGTGGTAGTTGACGCCTTGCATCGGGCCGATCTCAGTGGAGAAGCCAGCGCTGTGCAGGATGTAGCCAGTCTGCCGCGCCATCTCCATCGCGAGCGCGACAGTCATCAATCCCTTCGGATCATCGATGCGCAGCGAGAGGAAGGAGCCATAGCACGCCACCTTCGCGCGCAGACCTTCCGGCAGCTGAGGCTTGAACTGGCGGTTCACCTCACGGGTGACTTGGCCAAGGCTCGTGATCTTCTTCATCATCATCTCCATTGTTGGCAGGCTCATCAGTGCCGGGATGCCAACCCGGCAGACGGCAGGAGCGGCGCTGCGCCGCTCCTCCGTTTCGCCTCACTCCTTCTCGATGTAGCGCAGCACCGGCTCCGCATCGCGGTAGAGCGAAGCCGCAGCCGAGAGAGCGGCGGCACCGAAAGCGCGATGGAAGGCGCAGGTGCTGTTCATGTCGCCAGTCGCCTCTGCTCCGTCAGCATGGCGCATCGTCAACTCCAGGCAGCGCTCGCGCATCTCGCGGAGGCGAGCGATCAGCGAGGGAAGGTCCATTGCCTTCACCTTCTCATCGTCGCCAAAGAATGTGTAGCTGATCTTCGCCTTTTCCTCAGCGAGCGAGGCAGCCTTGATCCGGCTCGCGTTCAGGACATAGCCGGCAGTCAGATCGCTGATTAGTGTGGCCTTCGTCTCTCGCTCGCTCTCGCGGAGACGGAGGATGAAGCGCACCGCTTCGCGCTGCTTCCACTCGCGCTCCTCTTCCTTCGTCAGCGTCACGACAGGGCGCGCAATCTTCTTCGTCATCTTCTCTCTCCATTGTTGGCAGGCTCATCAGTGCCGGGATGCCAACCCGGCAGACGGCAGGAGCGGCAGCCGCCGCTCCTCCGTTTCGCCTCAGACCAGGACGCGCAGCGCGCGCCGCTCTGCGTTCCTCTTCGTCCGCTCCTGCGCATAGGCCAGCAGGCCAGGGAGCGAAGCGGCGAGCGCTTCGCAGCGCTGCGGCGCGCGGTCACCGAGGTTCCAGATGTCGCGGAGACGGCGCAGACCAATCTGCTTCTCTGCGCAATCGTCGCAGCGACCGAAGGCCGCGCGCATTTTCTTGATCTCACTCTCAAGCATCGTCTCTCTCCTCAGCAGCGCACTTCGATGATCGCAGCGGCGCCAAGCACCTTTGCGTTCCGCGCCAGCCAGCGCTCAGCGACGGCGCGCGCGATTTCCTCGCTGCTCGCGGTGATCGCCAGGGTGTCGATGTCGCTCGCCTTCTCGGCGCGATACGCAACATGGAAGGTCATCGTCAGTCTCCATCAGGTTGTTGGCAGGCTCATCAGTGCCGGGATGCCAACCCGGCAGACGGCAGGAGCGGCAGCCGCCGCTCCTCCGTTTCGCCTCAGCGCTTCGCAGCGCGCTTCGCTTCTGCGTGCCGCCGCGCTTCGTCTCGCCATCCATTGGCGAAGGCTTTTGCGCTCATCAGCATCGTGGAGTAGCCATGCAGCTTCGCATCGTCGCCTTCGCGGTAGAAGCGATTGCGCTTGCCGTAGAAGAAGCGCTCAACGATCTTGCCGCCAACCACCACCGCGAGGCAGAGGTTGCGGCGCTGGTCGATCACCCGCACCGTCGCAATCCGGCTCATCTTCTCTCTCCATCGTTGGCAGACTCATCAGTGCCGGGATGCCAACCCGGCAGACGAAGCCGCGCGCTTCGCTCCTCTCTCCCGTTTCGTTGCGGGAGGAGAGCGAAGCGCGCCGCGCTTCGTTTCGTCGTTGGGTTCACCGGATGGGTCGCTTTCAGGAGGTTAGGCCGGGTCCACTTTTGGGGGATTGCCGGGGGGACCTTTCGGCTCCGTGCCTCCTGAGTCTCTCGTCGCGCTCTGCTCTTCGGTTTTCGATCCGGCTCCCGCCGCTTCGATCCGCGCCGCTTCGCGCTCTCCGATTACTCGCCCGTCAACTACGGGCCGGGATTTTTCGCCTTCACCGAGGTATCCCAGGGACTCCAACCCCAACCCTCGCGGCCACCGGCTCCCGACCGGCAAAGGATTTATCGGCCAGATCAGCCCAAAAGAAAACTCTTTTTTTGCATGATACTCTTAAAGAGGCACCACCACCCGGCCCGCCTCCTGGCCCGCCTCCTGGCCCGCCTCCCGGCCCTGATCGGCTTCCTCGCCCATCCCTGCGGCGCCGCGCCCCAGTCGGGAGCGGAGGGAAGGGCCGGTTGGCCGGATAGGCCTGCAAATGGCCTAGGATGGTCGCCTAGGCCTGTGACCAATTTCCCCACAGCGAGGTAGCGCCCACCTCATTGCACAGGCTTCCTCGCCCATCCTAGAAGGTCGTGTTTTTTTATTTGATCATGACTTAATTGTTTCGATCAGTATTCAGTATTGGCATCATGTATTGGCAGGAGGCTCGTCAGTATTGAATGAAAAGTTTGATGTCCTCGCGTATTTGACCACTTACAAAAACAGTCTTTTCTTTCAGCGGGACTAGGCGCAACTTCGGTGCGCCCCTAGGCGACGCAATCGGGTGTCGTGGGGCCACAGGAGAGACTGCGATGGCGAAAGCCAACCCCAAGACGGCCACCGAAGAGGAGCGCGGCGCCGCTCCCGTCCAGGTGACCGAGGCGAAGCCGGACAACCTGCCTGTCGTGAGCGGAGGCGGCGATGATTTCGCGGCCTTCGCTGGCGCTGGCATGGAGAATGTCGGCGCGAGTGACGTGCTGGTTCCGCGCCTCACGATCCTTCAGCAGCTGTCGCCGCAGCTGAATGAGCGCAAGGGCGAATTCATCCCAGAGGCGCGCGCCGGGATGATCTGCGATGTGGGCCTGGGAGAAGTGTGGAGTGGCATCCGCTTCCTCCCGGTCTATTACCGCAAGGACTGGCTGGAGTGGGCACCGCGCAACACTGGCAAGGGACTGGTGGCAATCCACTCTGATCCCTCCATCGTGGAGCGCTGCCGCCGCGATGAGAAGAACAGGCTGATGCTGAATGGCAATCTCATCAGCGAGACGGCGCAGGTGTTCGGCTTCAACCTCTCTGCCGGCATGCGACGCTCCTTTATCCCGTTCGCTTCCACGCAGCTGAAGAAGGCACGCAAGTGGATGGCTTTCGCGATGGATGAGCGGCTGCGTCGCGCGGATGGGACGGAGTTTCAGCCGCCGCTCTTCTATCGCACCTACATGCTGGATGGCGGCGCGTTGGAAAGCAACAACGATGGCGACTGGTATGGCTGGCGCGTCAATCGCGCGGAGGCTCTGCCTGATCTGCCTTCGGTGATGCCTGGCCTGGACTGGCGCTCGCTGCTCAAGGCTGCCGCTGACTTCGCGGAGATGCTGAAGAGCGGCGCTGCGAAGGCTGACACTTCGTCCATGGGGACGGAGGATCATGCCAGCGCTTCCAGCGGCGGTGATGATGAGCGGATGTGATGATCCAGCAGCCGCATTCGATCTTCCGCAGACCAGTGCTGCGGGAGACGATGCGACGCTGGCGCGCCTTCGCTCCCTCATCCAGCAGCGCATCACGCTGGAGGAGCGGATTGAGAAGGGCGAAGCGCATCTCAAGAAGCTGAAGGAGGAGGCGCGGCGGCTGTCTGAGAAGGACATCCCTGACCTCATGACCACGATCCAGTCAACCAACTTCGATCATGCCGGCTGGCAGATCAAGCTGGTTGAGAAGGTCGATGGCTCGCTGCCGAAGGAGCCTGAGAAGCGCTTGGCTGCGATCCGCTGGCTGGAGGAGCACGGAGGAGACGGCATCATCACGACTGCGGTGAGCGTCAACTTCGCGCGATCCCAGCGAGAGGAAGCACTGGAGGCAAGCAAGTTGCTGACTGTATTGGGACACTCTCCCAAGGTTGACAGCAGCGTCCATCCAATGACGCTCGCGGCCTTCGCGCGCGAGCGTCTGAAGAAGGGCGAGCCTCTGGATGCTGATGTGCTCGGCTTGTATGTGCGCAATGTCGCTGAGGTGAAACCGGTCAAGAAGCCAAGCCGCGAATAGCGGCACGACTGCGGCGCGCGGCCTTCGTCGCGCGCCGCTCCTTCCCTGATCCGTCCTGCTGAGGAACCTGATGTGAGAAAAAATGAAGATGGCGCGCTTGTTCGCGCTCTCCAAAAGATCACTGGGCCTTCGCGAGCGAGCGAGATGGTGGGCCGCATCCGGCTCCTCCTCTCCTCTGGCCGCGTCACTCGCTGGCACCATCGCGGCGATCTGCTTCACCAGAATGTTGGTGAGCACTCGTGGGGCGTGGCAGCAATCGTCCTGGCCCTGAAGCCGGATGCCAGTGCCGCGCTTCTTCGCGCAGCAATCCTGCACGATGCGCATGAGGTTGCCTTCGGTGACATCCCATCGCCAACCAAGGAGCGCTACCCAATCCTCAAGGACATTGAGGCAATGGCGCAGCGCGAGTATCTGAAGAGCATTGGCCTTCCGCCTTTGGACGATCTGACGGAGGAGGAGCGGAGATTGCTGAAGGTCGCAGACCTTCTTGATGCGCTCTTCTTCGTCCATCGCCAGACAATCGAAGGGAGAAGCGCGCTTGTGTCAAACATCATGAGGTTGCTTTCTGGCCTCATTGACAAGGCTGTGAACGGAGAAGAGGATCACATCACATGATGAGCGAGAGACAGAGAGCGTTGGCCGATAGCCTCAAAGGCTTCCTCCGCGACCGAGGCAGCCGCATCGGCTTGGAGCCTGCTGCGAAGGAGTTGGCAGCTGCCGTCGATGCTGTGCTGCTTGAGAGTGGCCAGCACGTCGCGCGCAGCGGCGTCAACCTCAGCAATTGCGTCGCTCCTCCTGCCTTGGTCGCGCAGCTGCGCGTCTATCTCCGTGCGGCTGGCCGGATTGTCGGGTTGGCGGAAGCAGCGCGAGAGATGAGCGAGGCGCGCGCGGCTGCGGAGGATGCGTGCGGCTTCGTTGTGTTTGGCGGCTGGAATATCGGCTGCCTGACGCGCGATCCTATCGCTGTGCTGCCAGAGAAGAGGAGGCGCGCGTGAGCATGATCATCATCGGCGCAGGGATGGCTGGGCTTCTCGCAGGGAACATGCTGCGCGTCCAGCACAATCCAGGCATCATGGAAGCGGCGAGCGCTCTGCCAAACAACCACAGCGCTGTCCTCCGCTTCCGCTCCTCTGTCGTCAGCGATGTGATCGGCATCGAGTTTCGGAAGGTGCGCGTCATGCGCGCCGTCCAGCCGTGGCAGAACGCTATCGCTGATGCCATCGCCTATTCCGTCAAGTGCAATGGCGTCGCTGATATGCGGTCGATCATGGCAGCTGACGGCTCAGTTGTGGATCGCTTCATTGCTCCTCCTGATCTTATCCAGAGGATGGCTGCTGGCCTTCCTGAAGATTCAATCACCTTCAACTTCAAGGTGGAGAGTTTTCTGATCAAGGGATGGAGGCGCCACAAGCAACCGATCATCTCCACAATCCCGATGCCGGCAGCGATGGACCTGCTGGGGTGGGAAGGCGACAGGCCTGAGTTTCGCTTCCGTCACGGCGCCAACATCGTCGCGACGCTCAGTGGTGTCTCCTTCTTCGCCTCGCTCTATGTCCCCAACCCTTCCTTCATCGGCTCCCGCATCTCCATCACCGGCAATGAGATGATCATCGAGTGCCCTGGCGAGGATGCGGAGGAGTTGGCTGCGAAGGAGGCAGCAGGAGGCTTCGTGGAGAGCCTTCTCGTGGAGGCTTGCCAGATGATGGGCTTGCCTCCGCGCGTCGTGGAGCACTTCGCGATCAAGCCGCAGCGCTATGCGAAAATCCTCCCCATTGATGAGCAGACGCGCAAGGCATTCATCATGTGGGCGTCGGATCGCTTCGGCTTCTACTCTCTTGGCCGCTTCGCGACGTGGCGGCCTGGGCTCCTCTTGGATGATGTCGTTCACGATGTGCGCGTCATACAGAGGATCATCAGCGGCGATAGCAGCGCGCGCTACTCTTCGCGCAAAGGAGGTAACAGGCAATGACTCTTGATGAGATGGAGAAGATGCTCCAACTCACTGACGGATGGGAGTGTGCGCCCGACAAGAAGCGCCATGAGATGGGCTTCTTCCCAAACTGGCCATACTACAACAACAATGAGAGGAAGGCCGCATCAGTCGTGAAGCGGAGTGTCATGGGTGACTTCGCTGTTCGCACAGATGCGATCCTCTATCTCATTGCTGCGCAGGACGCTGGCCGGATTGATGAAGGCTGGCTGGTCTTTTCCGAGATGGACGGGAAGGTTCCGGTGTCCTGTGAGGATGCCCGCTCCTTCTATCGTCGCGCTCCTCCGCCACGCATCGGCCCGCATGGCCGCTACTGGTGGGTGGACAATGGAATGCGAGTCATCGAGCCTCGCACGAGCAGCAATCCGTTCTGAGGGAATAGCAGAGATGAAGGTCAATCTGATCGACTACACCGGCAAGGGCAGCGCCGATCCGGCGCGCAGCGCAGCCAACCTTCTGGTGTTCACGAAGAACACCCGGCTCAACATGACGCCTGGGCTTCTGGAAGACATTGAGCGTTGGCCGATGGACAGGATCACGACTGAGTTGGAGTATATGGCCAACACCATTCCGTCCAGCTGGGAGTTCATCCACTACACCTTCCTCATCACTGGTGTGACGCGTGCCTTCACCCATCAATTCGTCAGGACGCGCACTGCCTCCTATGCGCAGCAGACGATGCGTGTGCTCGATGTAAGCGAAGGGCCGGGCTGGTCCTATCTCGCTGGCCCGACCATCGACGCGAAGAAGGAGCGCGCCGACATCTATCAGGACACGATGGGCTCCATTGCTGAAGCCTATCGCAACCTGATCGCGGCAGGAGCGGCGGTGGAAGATGCGCGAGGCGTCCTGCCGACCAATATCCTCACCAACATCGCAGTGTCGATGAACATGCGCACTTTTGTTGAGATGGTGAGGAAGCGGACATCGCCGCGCGTCCAGGGCGAGTATCGCGATGTGCTCTACCAGATGCGCGAGGCGGTGCTGGCCGTCCATCCGTGGGCGCACATCTTCATCAACCGCACTGCTGATGTTGCCGCACGCGAGTTGTATGATGCCTTCGCGAAGATGCCGAAGGAGGAGGCGATGCGTCTCTCCAAGCTGCTTGATCAGGTGTATGCGCCGTGAGCGAGAGCACAGCATCAATCCCCTATGCCATTGTGGTGGACCTTGATGGGACGCTTTGCGACTGCGCCCATCGCGTCTCCTATGCGCAGACCGGACAGTGGGATGAATTCCATTCGCGGCTGGACGATGATCGGCCGCACACAGATGTCGTCGCCATTCTTGAGCGTCTTGTCGGCGCTCACGCTCTCGATGCGCTTCAGCTGGTCATCTGCTCTGGCCGCAATGATGCGTATCGCAACGCGACGATCCAGTGGCTGGCGAAGCAGAACATCTGGCCGGATGCCGTCCTGCTTCGCCCAAATCACGACTACACACCAGATCACGAGTTGAAGGTGCGTCTGCTCTCTGAGCACTTCGGCTCGCTTGAGAATGCGCAGCGCTCAATCCTCTGCATCCTTGAGGATCGGGACAAGGTTGTAGAGGCGCTGCGCAATGCTGGCTTCCCGGTCTGGCAGGTTCGCCCCAACTCCTACTGAGAAGGAACAGAGAAGTGTCTGATGAAATCGGAAGCGCAGAGGTGCGCAGCGAGGCTGAGGTGATCGTCACGGAAGAGGCTATGGCGGCACATCCCAGTGTGCCTGATCGCATCCATGCGCTCGCCTCCCTCTTCGCCCAGCGCAATGCCATCTATGAGAATTCATGGCATGAGATTGGGCCTGTGATGGCGGCCTATTTCCCGCGCGGTCTCACACTGAGCACGCCGGAAGATTTCGGCAGGTTCATGATCGTGTGCATGCTGATCGGGAAGCTGCACCGCTACATCCTCAACTTCGGTCGCGGCGGCCATGTGGACAGTCTGGATGATCTGTCTGTCTATGGCCAGATGCTCCAGGAGTTGGATGACTACATCAACAAGATGAAGGGAGAGTGATGATGGACTTTGAGCAGCTGATGAACCTGAGCCTCAAGAGGAGCCTTCCAAAATTGCTGGAGGTCGTTGATGAGGCTCCGACCATCGGCCTAGGAGAGAGCGGCGTGTTTCGCAATGGCAAGATCGCTCTTGGTTTGCCGGAGTGGTCTTGGCCGCGCGATCCGATCCCGGCTTTGGATGAGAGCATCGCGCTCATCCATGCATACCACTTCTTTGAGCATCTGACTGGCGAGGATGCCATCACGATGCTCGCTGAGTGCCAGCGTGTCCTGGTTCCTGGCGGCATTCTCCAATTTGGCATCCCGCTTGCCGGGACTGAGTTGGCAAGCCAAGACCTCACGCACAAGTCATTTTGGACTGAGAGCAGCTGGAGGATGCTTCTCAGCAATGGACACTATTCGCCATCGATGATCAGCTGGCAGATGAGCGTTCACTATCAGGTGATTGCTGGCGTTGTATCACGCAACCTGATGCTTCTCGGCCAGCTGGTGAAGAATGGCGTCAACCCTTGGCTCAAGGAGAGTGAGCAGTGAGTGAGAAGATGATGACGATGCGTGAGCGTCTGATGAGCGACGCCATGCTGCGTGACCAGATCATCGAAGCCGGCAATCTCATCGCTGAGGTCTGCCATGCGCTCTCGGTGGAAGGCGGCTGGTGGGATGGGCCTGATGCGGACCATCCTCTGATGAT